TGATACCTGTGGTGTGGTTATTACTGTTTTATCAACAACTGGACGTTGAACCGCTTGTGTCTGTTTCCCTGGGATATTTACTGGCTCGCCTGATTTATCTACGTGTATTAAGGCCCCTTGTGCGATTGCCATGTTTATTCTGTCTCGCGTTGTATCGTCTAGTTCTGTAAGGTCGATGTCTTGTGGTGTGGGATCTGCGAAAGTGAACCAAAGAGGGCCAAAGCCCCACATTCCTACTTTCTTTGCCACCCTTAAAAGCATCTCTTCTCCTTTGTAAAAAAAAGAGACCTGGCCTGTCGATAAAACAGACCAGGCCTCTAATCTTACTAGTTAGAGTTACCAATACAGCTGTTAAATTACACAACTGCAGTAGTTGGTGAAATAGCAGCGATACTTCCGCTAACGTCCTGAGTTGCCTGTGCCGGTAGTACAACCTCGTTAGGTACAACCTTGACGTTCCTTAGAACACCAATTGCCATACCTTCGTTGAAGATACCGATACCATAACGCTCACGGAGCTTGATCTTCCTGATGTCAACCGATGGGTCGGTCCACTCGTCAGTCATTACGTCTTCGTCTACAATCAATGCACCTAGCTCGTTGGAGTCGAATAGCATGATGTCGGTGAGCTTGGTTGCAGGGTTGAAGTTGACAAACGGGCTAACGATGATCCTGAACGGGAACGGGAAGTATCCTGGCAGGTTCGGAGCACTGTTGATAGTCTGCGGGTATCCCTCTAGGGCAGTAGCCGTCTGGCTGCCTGCGTTCTCGCCTGGGATAATATCCTGGCCACCGCTTACACCTAGTCCACCCTGGCTGCTGTTGTCCCAAGGTGCACGTCCGCTAGGACTGCCACTGTGGGTTGCAAACCAAGTTCCGCCAGCACCGTTCAGCATCATGAGACGCATTACGGGGTCTTTGACGAACATTGCCCAAGTCAATGGGTGCATGAGCAGGGTGTTCGGGGTGAAGCCCTGGAGCAGAATCTGGCTGTATGCGTCGAAGAGGTTATCTACGAGCACGGAGCCGTTTGCGCTTCCGTCTAGGGCGCGTCCGGTGGTAACACCAAATACCGAGGAGGTTGGGTTCAAGTTATCGAAGCATACAACTCCCATGGAGCGAATGTAATTGAATACCTTCTTCTCCTTATGGCGGGCGAGTGCTCGTCCAGCCGCACGAAGGTGCATGTTGATTACGTCGAACTGGCTGTAACGAATCATCTCTTCCGTAACCTTGACTGCCAAACCGGACTTACCGATCTGTGCCGTTACGGTTGCTCCACCCATGGAGAGCTGACGTTCTGGGTATGCCATACCTTCGGCAATGTCAGCTGCGTCGAGTGCGCCTACTGCTGGGAAGGTAATGGTCTGTCCAAAGTGATACTCGATTCTCTGAAGCAGGCTCGTACCAACTAGCATTGGTTCTACGGCTTCCTTGACGATGTTCTGAATTACCTTGGGTAGCCACATGGCAGTGTTAGGGACTGCAATTGCGTCCTCAACAGTGATAACTTCTCCGGGCTCGCCGGTAGGAAGCTGACCATTATTCAGCCACGAATATGCGTACTGTTTTTCATCTTTGAAATCAAACATAGTCTGCTTCCCTCCTTACTTGAGTAGCAAGATGCGAATCATTTTGTTAGATCCGCCTGCGTAGGTCAACTGGGCAGGGAGTCCTGCACTTGCGCTACCAGGCATTTGATCTAGCGTGCCTAGCTGCGGCCATGCAGTGCGGACTCTGTCCATGTAGTCCTTCGGGTGAATGTCACTGTCTAGAACCTGACCGATGATCTCGCCTTGAGCGGCCATTACCTGGTTGAGCATGACAGCTAGCTCTGCGTCGGTTGGGTTGCCGTCTGATGCAGTATCAATGTCAGCTGCGGCAAACACTTCTGCCTTCACATAGTTAGAGTCTGCGTTTGCACGAACAAAGTCGCCAGGCTTCAGATCGCCGAGAGCACATGCGTAAGTGCTAACGGTGGAAGGTAGTGACTCGTAGTGGTAGAAAGTTAGTGTGCCGCTCGCTACGGCAGCTGCGTCGCCATCAGTCTCGAAAATCAGGATCATACCAACATCGTAATCGATGAAGTAGTCGCCAGCCTGTGCGATCTCAGCAATTGAGCCTACCTCGCGGGTGAAACCGGTTGGTAGTACCATTGGGGTTAGAACTGTGTTTTTCGCAAGGTCCATCACGGGCAAGTTTAGTCCTACAACATCGTCGCCAGCACTTACGTCACTACCGTAACGAAGCGTAGCTGCTAGAGCCGTAGAGCTATACCATCCGCCGTTAGCATCTGCGTCTACCCAAAGGGTGATTTGTGTATCAGTGATAGCAGCCGAACTGGATAGGTCGATGCCTGCATGCGATGCGGGGACGAGAGGCATTTCAACAACGTACTTGCACAGAATTGCTACACGATGCTGCATGTTGTAGTTGTGCTGTATCAAGTCCGCAGGATTGAATCCGTCGCCACCGGCCCACTTCAAGTAGTTATAAGGCGCTACACCTACGGGGTGGGAGATGAAATCTTCAGCATTCTCACCAGTGTCTAATAGACCTAGTTCGATGAGTGCTGCAGAAATTTCTGCTCTCGTGTATCCACCCGCAGCTGCTACGGTCGTACCGGTCGTCAGGTCAATAACGCCTTCAGTAACGTCTGCTGCTACATAGGTAAGAACGTCACCTGATGTAACAGCGAAAGCCGTTTTCAGACCTGCAGGAACTACTCGACCCGTGCGATCAAACGCCACGATCTTGCCGGATGAGACTACAAAATAGTTCTCGTAGTGCTTCTCATAACGGCCTACTGGGAGCCAATCAGCAACGATGTATTCTCCATGCGGACGGTGCGCCTCTGAGTACTCCACATTAGGAGTAATGTTGCCTACGTGATCCCAGACCTTGTGATTTGCGCTGTACAGATTAAAAGTCATTTACGCGCTTCCTCCTTTATTTTTCTGGGTCGAAATCATCAGATACCAGCCCGGCTCTGATGAGCTTTCGAATAAATGCGCCAGCCGCGTTAAGTCCATCTTTTGCTAGGATTTTCTTGTATTTTTCCCGATATTCCTTATTCGGGTCTTCGTCGTTATCAACAGTTGGATCCTCGTCTGCCGCGTCGGACAGAGTAGGGTCGTCAACTGTACCCTCAGGAACGTTTGTCATGCCATCATTTACCTTGGCTAGTACAGTTTCCATATCGAGGGAATCTCGGAGGCTATCTGTTTTCTTGAGTAGATCCTCTAGAGATAGTGCAGAAGCCTCAGTCTTTGCCTTTTCGAGGTCTTCAATTTCCTTGCCGTTTAACTGGTCTAGAACAACCAGAGCGTCTGCCAACTGAGCCTTGGCCTTTTCTACGTCTTCCACGTGGGCCTGCTGTGCGCAGTCGAACTCTGCGTAGATATCCTTGAGCTCCTGGCGGAGTGCTTCAACCTTCTCTTCGCATGATTGACATGCTTCGCACTCATCCTGGGTATCTCCAGCATCATCCTGAGTTGTGGGCTCTGCCGGCTTAGGATCTGTCTTAGCATCCTTAGTATCCTCTGCAGCGGCTGCTGCAGCTGCCTCACGCTCTGCGAGGTCGGCCAGAATCTCATCTAGTTCTTTTTCCCATCCATCGAAGTCGTCCTTGCCGTTAAAGGGACATCCTAGAGCCTTTGCCTTACGGCGAATGCAAGCAACTACGCTTGAAGACTCATTGTGCTTCTTGGCGTAAGCCATTGCGGACTTTGCGTGGCCACAGTCTTTCACAGGATACTTTCTTTCTCCTGGCTTGCAGAAAGTGGTCTTTGGGAGCTTCTTGCGCTGCGCTGCTGATAGTTTTGCATCCTCGAAGTCTTCATCAAACAGGGAAAGCTCATACCCGAATGCAATCATGTCTTCGTAATGCTTATCAGCTTCATCGGGCTCTCCGTCGTCGGCGTCCGCATTATCATCTCCAGCATCGTCCTGTACCTGGGCCGGATCATCGGCGTCGGCGTCGTCCGCAGGCTTCGCAGGTTCAACTGGAGGCGTTGCCGGCTCTAGCTCAGCTAACTTATCTTTTGCTTCCTGGACACAGGGATCTTCATTTTCCTTATACTCTTCCAAGAAATCCTTCAAAGCCTTCAGCTTATCTTCTTCCTTGGAGTCCTCAAGGGCGATGAGCTTTGATACCTTGCCCCAAGCATCCTGAACTTTGCTCATGCTTGTGCCTCCTATATTTGAGTCGGTGAAGTAGAAGTTCGCATTAACATTACAAATTTGTTGCGACTCTTCAACCAAAATAGTAGAGTCCTGCATCATACCGTTTCCGTGGATCAGTACGACCCTTGCTAGGGCATCTGCAGGAACGTTCACGAATGAAACTTCGTCGTATAGTAGCTTACCAGCAATAATATATGCCAGTACATCATCATACATTTTGCCTGGCCTGTGCTCACACGGTCCCTCTTCTACCCAGTCCTGTTTACAGACAGAACAGATTGCTTTGTCTGTCGCTGCCCCGATAGATACCGTTAGGTAGCGTTTATCCAGAATCTTCTGGATAGCATCGGGGTGACTGATTTCTGCTGTAATAAGAATATGGCCGAGGCCAGGGTAGGCAGGATCGCGGAGGAGGTCGGATTCTGATAGTTT